TCCTATGCCGGACGGGTAAAATGTTGAGCAACTCATATTTTTAATTTTTTAAATGTTAAACACATCTTTTATTTATTTCTAAATTTTCAAATTTAATCTCAATTGCATCCAGCGTGTCAAATAGTACATTTTTGTTTTTCTGAAATCCAAGGCTTTCACCCCACAGTAAATGTTCTGCTAATGTGAATTTAATTTCACCAATCCCGGAAACGAAATTATTATAATGCAAATAGTATTTTAACATTTCGTTAATCGGGTGCAATACTTGAACAAAATTAGCATCGTACCTTTCAACACTTGAATAATCCATTGACGTAAAATTGCAAATAAAGAATCTCGGATTCACGGTGTAACTGTGTGAATTGTTCCAACGTTGCTGGCTTTCCCCGGCTTCCCAAACCAACCAAACAAGCGGGTATTTTTCGCCGTCAATCTGGTCTTTAATTCCAATCTTCTTAACTAATTCCATATATGTACCAAATTCATAATATGGTTTCAAATTATTAACCAAATCATATTTAGCCCTGACCTTTGCCAGAACGTCCAAAACGATATACGGAAACAATTTAAAATCTTCATTCATATCATAAATGGATTAATCGGTTTTAATGGTGTGAAAATCCAATCCGGGAAATCAGCCACATTTGCAACTATGTAATTATAAGCCGATGGTAAATTGTCATACACTGAATCTGATGTTGGTTGAATGATTTTAACATCGTAACCATTCCAACAATATGGAATGAATCCATACAGTTCAATCATACGGTTCCAAGCGTTAATCATTTTCCAAAGTGGAGTAGTTGTTTCGGCTGCTTCTGCTTTTGGCTTCACAACGTTAACGCCTGAACTTTTTGAAAATGTTCTTTCGAAGTACTTATAAAAAACATAATATGCAATCAGTGACTCCTTATCTGTATTTTTCAATCCTTCCCACTTTTGCAATTGAGTAATACCGTCAAATGTAAATTCAAATTCAGCACCATTAATAAGTGATAAATAAGGTTCTACCGTTGGAGTTGCAATCATATCTTTGTATGTTTTGTACCCCAAAAGAGCAATCAATATTTCTTTTTCGTAACGTGTAATAGCTTCCGTTATATCGGTTGCCAAATCAGTTTTGTTCGTTAAAAGAATTTCACCTTTAAAATATGTGCTGTCAATGATATTAGCCATTTGACGGTATGATTAATTATATTTTGCGTAAACGTAAACTTTCGGAATAGTAACCGCCGTCCCTGTTTGCGCAACAGTCAATTTTAGATAAGGATAATTATAGTCATTCAGTGTAATTACTTCCGTATCCATTGCATCCTCAGTTACCGAAGCAATCGTAATTGTGTCAATATTTGCGTAATTGACACCATCTATTGAACCTGCCGCGATTAACGTTCCACTTGAAGAACCTGAAACAAAATCGGTATAAAGTTTCACGTTAATGTGCATGACCTGCGATGTTTTTAGCCTAAAAACAAAACTGTCATTGTCGGCATCTGTCAAAGTATTAAGCGATACTACTTTGTAGTAAGCACCTGAAATAGTTGCATCAGGCGTTACCACTGTCGGATTTGTTTGCCCCATCGAAACGAACGCAAACATGATAATCGAAAATAACAAAATAATCTTTTTCATATTTTTACTTTTTTAAAATTACACTACCTTTTTTAATCAGCGTTGCAGCCAATTGAGCGGATAACAGATACTCGTTTCCGGGTTTCAGATATTTTGCTGAATCGGTTGCAATTACAGCAACCAAACCAGTCAATTTAACCGGTTCAGTCTTTGTAATAACGCTTTTAGTTGTTAGCTTTTTCGCCATTGGTTATACTCCTTGTTTTAATGCCTCCAATACGGTGGCCACTGTCAACTTAACCCAACCATTTTTCGAAAGTGTTGGTAATTTCAAATTTGAAAATACTTCACCTACAATGGTTTCTTCATTTTCAATGAACTGGTTCCCGTACACTCCCCGGCGCAAAATAAATGCTGAGTGCTGTTCCTGAACAATACCAGTAGTCCCGATTACGATTGTACCGGCGGTTATGTTGTTTGAAACAAATGGACGTAAACCACCAAATGCAACTTCCAAAGGAAGATATGCAATATTGCCATCAACGTTCTGATGAACCATTGCCTTTGCAGCATCTGACGGGTTAATCATTACGATATCAGCATCATAATAATTGTTAGCCACGTGAAGTTTTCCGGCCTCAATTACTTGAGCAATACCAGGCGCTACATAAAAACCATCAAGTCCGGTTGAAGTGTAATCCGGCGCCCATGCTAACAGTGCGGTTTGAGTTGCATTATTCCAAACCCTCAATACATCCTGCTCGAACATATTCACTATTTCCAAAAACAACTGGTCAAAGTCCATTTCCATTTCCATAGTGAACTCGATACGACCGGCATATTTTGTTCTGCTTGAATATTTCCATTCAAATGCTTTGTCGGTAAGCGGTTTGGCTGCACCTTCACTAACTGCGGTGGGGACTCCGTCTGATACGGCTTTCTGTTCTTTCCAATTCCAACGTTCAGGAACTTTGCCAACTTGACGGCCACCGATTGCATCAATGATAAAATTAGCCGGGTACTTGATGACGGTCAATTCCATGTCATCAAAGAAGTTCGGGTTATTGTTCGCTGTCGCTCCGGTAACCATTGTTGAAGTGGTCATCATTGCGCTGGCTGCACGTTTGGCTTTAAATTCAATCTGCCAGTTCTGATTCGTTCCCCTTGCCCGGGTAATTTCGTCTTTGTGGTCTTCCAATAGTTGACGAAGTTTGAATTTATCGTTTTCAGATAAATTACGTTTTGTCTTCGCTTCCACTTCATCAATTTTTCCGGCTAATGCCCGAATAACATCAGCGGCTGATTTGCCACCATCAAAAGTTCCTAACATTGCTGTTAAGTCCTCAATTTCCTTCTTCCGGGTCACCGTGTCAGCCTGAAAAGCTTGTTCAATAGCTTCACCCATTGAACCCAGAAAAGAAACTTCTTGCTCTGTCAGGTCTTTTGTAGATTTAGACCTTACAATTTTCAAAAAATCTTCTTTTTTCATTTTAAAACTTTTTAATTAATGAATTAATAAAACTATCGCTCTCAGGCTTATTTGATTTCTCTATTTGAGATTTCAATGCCCGCTTAACTTCTATTTGTGCTGATATATCATTTGGCACCGGGGCAAAACTTAGACTTTCCGGCTCCCACAAATCAGCATAATAAACCGGGACTTTGCCATTTTCCCTTGTAATTGAATAGTTGTTAACGCTTCCTTCAATCGAAACGGTTTTAACTATTCCATTTTTTACGTCAGACCTTAACGCCTCATCAGCCCTTGCGCCAAACCTTCCACGAACAACTAACCCGCGTTCGGTAAATTCGTAACCAACTGTAATGCCTAAAATATTCCTTGCTGAATTATCGTATGGATGATTGTCGAATAATGGCAATCCAGAATCTAACCGTGATTTACTTACATTTTTCTCTGTTGCCCTGAGTACTTGCATGAAGTACTCGTCATTTTCCCATGAATAACGTAATTGTCCATTTTCTGATGGGACTGCGATCGCTTCAAAGTCAAATTCTGAATTATCAGAAACAGAACTGATTAACGCCCTGCAAATATGCCTGTCATCTTTAATATTTTCCATAATTGTTAAATATTTCTGTAATTACCTGATTTATATCAATTTCGGGGTTTAATTGTTTCATTTTTTCTAAGTTTGTTAACTGTTTTGCGATTAAGTCCTGATTAGTCGATTCATTTTGTGTTAATGACGAAACATTTGAAGCATCAAAACCAATTTTTACGTTTCCAGTTATCCCAAACATTTTTGTTAAATTCTGACAAACAGTTGCGGCCATTGACAATAGACCATTTTCCCAGACGTTGCGTTCTGCATTTTCCTGATTATCATATGTACTTTGGTCTTTCCTCGGAACCAAAACAGGCGGGATTTGAAACACGGATGCAATCTTTATTGAATCTTCCAATGTTTCTTCAAATGGCATAAGCTCATTAATCGTTGCCAAAGTTTTTACAAACTCAATTGGAACACCTGATACTCCCCAAAGATTTCGGCGGCCTGTAATTCCATTGCGTTCGTTTATGTCTTTTAAAATCTGTTCTCTTTTATTGGCCCCGGCAATTACCGCCTCTAAATCGCTGTTTGTGTTCGCGGTTGCTTTGTGTGCCAAATATCCGGCTGCTCCGTTGTTTGCGTAAACATTATATCTGGCAGAATAAACTGCCAATAAAGTATCTATTGATTTATTTGCTTTCCAAAGTAACCCTTCTGAAAATATAACTGAATTACCCCTGCGTTTCATTCCGACATTGTGGATCCTTAACCTGTCAATTTGTAAATCCTGCCTTAATCCACTGCCTTGTAAATATTGCGCCTTTTTAATTAATTCTTTTAACGATGAAATATTAAGGATATTAATATTTGCATGTTCTCCAATCTCAACTAAATTCGGTTGTAAAACGTCCCATCTTTCAATCGTGTTTGGAGAAATAGTTTTGTAAAGTGAAGGAACTTGTAAATAATTTATTGCGTTACCATCCGACAATAAACTAAAAACATAATTATAAACTAAATCAGAAAAAGAAAACAGCGGGTTAATTTCATCGCTTATTAATCTGTTTAATTCCGAACTTGCAACTTCACGGCCCGACTTATTTTCGATAATAAATATAAGTTTTGAAATCCTGTCAGCATAAAAATCAATCGGGAAAAATATTTCTGGAACTGAATTTGAAAGTAAAAAAGCATTTTTTGAAGTTAGTTTTTCAGGGATGACAATATTTCCAATATTTTTAATCTGGTAATCAGAATCGTAGTCATAAACTTCAACTCCCCGTTTCCCAAACCAATTTAATATATTGGAAATGCTCATTTATGCTTCTTTTGTATTTACTGTTGCAGAACCCGCATTACCTGCCGCCCCTGGAGTTAATTTTACTTTAATACTGGCAGAATTAATGCTTGCAAGATTAATACTAACAGAATCATTACCAATGATTTTATGCTTAATTTCTGTTACGTAATCTCCGGCTAAAAGTGGGCAGTAGTTTGTGCCATCTTTAGTTAGGTATGACTGACTTACAATCTCATCATCCCCGGCCCCGGTTATCTCTGTTTGAATCCTTAATAGTGAAGGGTCTGAGGTTACGGCTGTTGAGGTAATTTCGCCAGTGGCTAATGAAACATTATTAATTATCGTTGCCATGTTTTTTTTACAAAGTTATAGATTTTTTTTATTAAACAAATATTTAATTTTAAATATTTATCATAGACAAAATCTAACAGTAAAAAAAGGCATAAAAAAACCGGGATGTTACTCCCGGCTTTCCAAATTCTTCAACCACTTTGAAATGTGGCTTTTTATACTGATTCTAAATAATGTAACGGTTTTTATACCTGTTTTGCCGGTTTTTGTTTGTTTCTCCGATGGTGTCCGGTTAATATTCCGTTACTACTGGCCATATATAGTTTTATGATACTTTAATTTAATAATGTTTGCCGCCAAACAAGCCGAATCAATTGCATCAATCTTGTGTTTGTTTACATTATTTTCATTTGATTTCACGTACCCGGTTAAATCATTAATGTAATTGTGATATTCTGGGTTGCTTTTGTAATTGATATCGAAAACAAAAAACTTTTTCACAAACTCATAATGACTGATTATCCGGGTTTCCTTTTGTATTGAACTGTGAAACGGTGCATAACCTACATTTGCCGGGAGTGCTTTTTTAATCAGCAAAGCGGCTGCCAAACCTACCCCATTCGATTCAATAAAAAACGATTCTATTCCGTGCTCAATTATCTTCAATGGTATTCTCTCGGCATTGGCCTCGATTCCAGACGTGGAATGAATAACATCTTTCACGAAGCAAACCAATCGCCCGTCAATTTCAGCAACATGAATAAATGGATTTGAATATTTGTCCCCGCCCTTGTCTGCAGGGTCACTGATTGCAAACCTGAAAATAATACACTCGTTCGGTATCTTTGATAAGTCCTGAAACTTCAATTGTGACTTTGGAAGCAAAACCCCTTCTGGTTCAGTAATCCATCCGCCTAAAACAATGTTTTCATATTCGGTCGGGTCTTCGTTTTTCATGCGTTCGTAATCCCTGAGAATGTTGCCCGGCATTTTTTCAAGTGTCGAATCTAAATAACTGGTGTGTATATACATAACATTGTCAACTATGCAATTATTACCACCTTCCAGGCCTTTCTTTTCAAAAAACTCGTAAAATATCCAATGGTCTTTTGTTGTCGGATTAAGGATGAGGATTGATAGGTTTTGCTTTTTAGTATCACGGACAGAATAAAATATTTTTTTGAATGTTTTAAAGTTTGGAAGCTCTTCGGCTTCGTCGTTTATAAAACAGTTGAATCCTGAAAATCCCTTTAAATTTGCTGATTGCTGTTTTGAACCGGGTTTAATCCCTTTGAATGATATTCGGTTTCCTCTGTGTTCGATGTGTGTTTGAGTATCAATTAAAGTACCTTCCAATCCAAGTAGTTCTATCTTGTCGCTGACTTCTGGTTTGATTGAATCAATTATGCTGCTATTTGTGTATCTGGTGTAAAGTATATTCCATTTAAAATAAGCCAAAGCAGTATTTGCAAATATTGAAACGGTATATGATTTCAGTGAGTACCGGCCCCCGGTGATTATTACAGTGTCAACTTCCGGGTGAAGTCCCTGCAATATCTCAAATAGAGGTTCAAATTTAATTGAAATATCAATATCATTTTTCATTCAGGTTTTTGAAATTAAATATTGGGGGAGTTAAATCTCTGCCGTTGGCCCCGGTTAATTCTGTGTAGTTCTGATTCAATAAACGATGTTCTTCGGTATCACAAAGTAATCTCATTGCAGCAATTTGTAAAGTCGGGTTTTCAGATTTAACCCATTTAGCCAACATGGAAGTAACTCCTTTACGCTTATTTAAGTTTAATGCTTCTTTTATGCTGTCTAATTTGTCAAGTTCTTGATTGTAAGCTGTTGCCCTGCTGCAACCTTTATAATAGACAAAAATATCTTTGAAAGTAAAAACGGCGTGTTTTTCTATCACTTCCAAAATCTTTATTTCGTGGTATTGTGGTTTCATTTTATTTTATCTAAAATTTCAGTTTTAATAGTTTCGGCAATTGCTTTCATCATTAATGGTGGAACGGCACGCCCAAAACCTTCAACTTTTTCAGCGTATGTTTTACCTGTTGTTTTCCAATCTTGCGGAAAACTTGCAATTGCTTTGCATTCATTTACTGTAAATTTCCTGTTATCCCAATGACAAACGGAACCTGCGGAGCTGCTTCCGTTTGTCGCTGTTAATGTTCGGCAAGGTTTAAATGGTGATTCTTTAAAAAGTGATAAATATTTATTGCTTTTCCCGTATTGCGGCATTTTTTTTAATTCTGAATAAATTGCAAATCGACTTATGTCAACTTCTTTTAAATCGCTTTCTGAATTAACAACAGATTTAAACGCCTCTGATAAACTTACTGTCTTTTCATTCGCTTTCGGGTAAACTGCTTCAATTCCTAAATCAGAACGAACACCAATAAATATAATCCTTTGCCTGATTTGTGGAACTCCATAATTTGCAGCGTTTAATAATTTCGCTTTTACGTTATAACCGCATTCTTTCATTTCACGAAAAAAGATATTAAACATTCCTTTTGAATCGCCTTTTATCAATCCTGAAACGTTTTCAGCAACAAATACTTTTGGCTGCATTGCGTTTATAAACCTAATATATTCATAAAACAAATCATCTGTTGTTTGTACTCTGTTACCGTATTTTTTTGCTTTTCCCCACCCATCTGAAATACTTCCGGCTGTTGAAAAAGAACTGCAAGGCGGCGAACCGTCTAAAATATCCAATTCACCTACTTTTAAGCCTGTATCTTCAAGTATTTTAAGCGGGTCAAGTGTTCTTATATCTTGCTGATAAACTTTCGTATTCGGGTAATTTAAATGATAATTTGCCGCCTGATAATCCAAAAATTCGACTGCTGACAATACTTCAAAACCGGCCATTTTGTAACCCGTTGAACTTCCGCCAATACCTGAGAATGTTGAAATTACTTTATACATAACCATCCTTTAAATTGAAGTGATTGGAAAAACGGCTCAATATAAGAAAATCCAATTTTAGACAATATTTTTTTAATTTCGGTATCTGTATTGTTTTTCATTATATACCTTAAATCGTGCTGTTTGTTTAAAATATCTTCTTTGCTAAAATTCTGCTCTTTAAAATCATAATAGCTGAATGTAAAGATGTCCTGTATCCTTCCGGTTTCGCTAAATATTTTTTCAGTTAAAATCATTGCGCCGCCTGTCAAAAGTGAATCATAAATTCTTTTTAATAAAGCTATTTTTTTTGAAGTTGGTAAAAATTGCAAAGTGAAAATTAACAATATCAAACTGGCATTTGGAAAAGTTAAATTTTCATCTGTAATATCAACATTAACAATATGATAGTCTTTTGTGTTTCGGCTTTCTTTAATTAGATTTTCAGAACTGTCATAACCAATGAATTTAACGTTTTCAACTTTGTTTTTAAAAAGCAATAGTTTTAAACCTAATCCAGTTGAACAACCTAAATCGTAAACGTTTGTATTTTTCACAATGAAGTAAGATGAAAGCGAATTAATTAACTCCCAAATATGTTTATAATTCGGAATTGATAATTCAATGTGAGAATCAAAATCGTTTATTGTATCAAAACTAAAATTCGAAACCGCATTTTGGGCATTTTCGTTCTGTTTCAATTTCATCGTTTATTTCTTTTTCGTCAAATACTTTATTCTGATTTTCCCAAACAGGTAAATCCAAACCCCATTCAGAAAGTAAGTCGCTGTCCCATTCATTCGCCAACTGGTCAAAGTCCCATTCACCAAAACCAACATTATCTTTTATTACAAATTCCTGCCATTGTTCCGTAGTTAGGTCTTTCCCCTGCTTTACATACGTTTCCGGCACTTCTTTTACTCCCATGTGCAAAAGTGCCTTAAATCGCATATTACCGCCCTGGATGACGTTATTTTCATCAACTACAATCGGGCGAAGTTCCATCATTTGCGGGAATGTTTCTAAAGATTTTACCAGCTTCAAAAACTTATCATCTTTGATTAATCGCGGGTTTTTTGGATTCGTCTTTAATGAAGATAATTTTATCATATCTGCAAAATTACAAATTTTTCAATTCAAAACAAAATTAAGCGGATGTCGGTATGGTGGCCGGAAATTCAGCCGCTTGCCATTACAGAAATTTGTATTTTTAATCTTTCAAGTTTTAACAGCCGGGCGGCTTTGGTAGGCCAATTTACCCGGCTGAATTTAAATCAAAACTTATTCAAACATTTTTAATTGGAGTTTGCTTTCTTCCGCATTTCGCACGTTTTTTACAGCGGTTTCGAAATAAGAATCTTTCAACTCAATTCCGATTCCGTTACGTTTATTCTGAACTGCCTTATATATCTCTGAACCAATCCCCAAAAACGGCGTAAATACAACGTCACCAACATTCGACCACATATTAATACAACGGTGAATTACTTCTAATTGTAGCGGTGCTATATGTTTTTCGTCTCCCATGTCGGTTCCCTCTTTGTTATTTAACACATCGGTTCTCTTAAT